GGAACAACCGCTCCGAATAGCCGCCGGCCTGTCCGCCGCCACCGCCGCAACGCACGCTGCCGGCCGCGCCCTTCCTGCCTCCGCCTCCGCCGCCGCCGGCGCCGATCAGCTTCGGATACACGTATCGCGATAGCGGCGGGCGGGTGTAATAGGCCGTAGACAGAAATACCTGCCGCAGCGGATAAATTCGCCAATCGAGCGCCCACCACGCCGAATTGGTATACATCCATTGCACGACATCGCCTTGTGTCAACAGCCATGCCGTATCGGAATTGACATTGGCCTTCCCGGCTCCGGTGTCGGCCTTGCGCGTGAACAGCATGTCGCCATCGCGAACGCCGGATGTCGGCAGCGTCACGGCACTGTCTGACGCGCCGGTCGTGACATCGACCAGACGGCGCAGGGCGGACGAATTGAGCGTGATTGATGCGCCGGACACTGCGAGTACCGGCATGCGCTGCACTGCCTGCAGCAGACGTGTTGGCTCGGTCACTGGTAGTAACTCACGTTGATCACGGCGCCGGACGTGACCTGAATGAATCGCACCGATGACAGCCCGCCATCGAATACGCGCTCGGCGCCGGCCGGCAACAGCATGCCGACGCTGGCGGTCGGCGCGTTCGTGGCGCCGTCCGGACGCCAACGCACGTCAGCGACATCGGCCTGCACGACGGCGACGGTCGCGCCGCTCGGAACGGTCAGTGCGGCTGACGACGACAGCGCCGTGATCTGCTCGAAGCCAAGCGCAGTCAGGCCACCGCGGGCGACGACGGGGAGCGC